GTGTGGGACAAGCTGAAGCACTACGCCAGCGCGATTCCTGGCATCCGGGTCAATGAGTCTGACCTGCTGATCCGGTTCCCGTCCGGTCACAAAGTACAGTTATTCGGGGCGGACAATCCCGACGCGCTCCGCGGCCCCGGCTTTTCCGGGATCTCTTTCGACGAGTATTCGCAGCAGCCCGCCAACATCTTCTCGGAGGTCATCTCCAAGGCCCTGGCCGACCATCTCGGCTACGCCATCTTCGCCGGCACGATCAAAGGGAAGGACCATCTGTATCGGACTTACGAGGCGGTGAAGGACGATCCGGCGTGGTTCTCGCTGTGGCAGGACATCGATCGCTCGCTGGCGACGGAGGATGGCATCACGGTCCAACTGCTCGAACAGGCGATGGCGGACGACCGGGCGCAGATCGCGCAAGGGCTGATGACACAGGACGAGTACGACCAGGAGTGGTACTTGTCCCCGGAAGCGGCGGTCAAAGGTGCGATTTACGGGAAGGAATTGACGGCGGCACGACAAGAGGGGCGGATTACCACGGTGCCCTACGATCCGGCGCTCCCGGTCAACACCTACTGGGATCTCGGCATGCACCTCGCGATCTGGTTCGAGCAGAGCACGCGATCGGGCGAGGTCCGGTTGATCGACTACTATGAGTCTGGCGGCGAGGCGAGTCTACCGGAAGCGGCTAAGATCCTGAAAGAAAAGGGCTACGCCTACGGCCGGCACGTCGCGCCGCATGACATTGTGGTGAAGGAGCTTGCGTCCGGTCGGTCTCGGCTGGAATCGGCCGCCGCGCTCGGGATTCACTTCCAGATTGCCCCGAAACTCTCGATTGAGGACGGGATCAACGCCGTCAAGTTACTCCTGCCGCGCTGCTGGTTCGATGGTGTCAGGTGCCAGGCGGGGCTCGAGGCCCTGCGGAACTACCGGCGCGACTTCAACGCGCGCCTAAATGAGTTCAAGGCGGAGCCGTTGCACAACTGGGCGTCTCACGGGTCCGATGCCTTCCGGTATTTGGCTGTGAGCCACAAGATGCCGGCGATGGCCGAGCCGGTCCCGCCCCCGTATCGGCCCATCAGTCCGTGGGGCTGAGCTCGCCCCTGTGCTAGACTAGCCGTGACTCTGTTTCGCAAAGTCCTTTGTGTTCCACGTGGAACATGGGAGGCGACGATGGCGAAGAAGCCGAAGGCTCCGAAGCGTCCGACCCGGCGCGGCGCGGCCTACTGACGATGCCCGCCAAGTCCGAGAAGCAGCGCCGGCTGATGGCGGCGGCGCTGCACGGTTCCGACAGCCCAAAGGCGCGCGCGATTCGGCAGTCCATGTCCCGCGAGCAGATCCAGGAGTTCGTCGGCGGTGAGCCGGTGAACGTGTCGTATCGCTACAACTTCCGGTCCAGGAACAACTTGAAGCGCGGCCCGCATCGCTGATGCCCCCGTCCACCGACCAGTCGCCCCGCGCGCGCACCCAAGCGCAGACCGACGAGCTCCTCCGAGAGATTCGTGAGCGCTACGACTACGCCCAAGCCGAGTGGCGGGACATCAAGGAGGAAGGCCAGAAAGACATCCGCTACGTGGCCGGCGACCCGTGGAGCGACGAGGACAAGCGCGCGCGCGAAGCGGCCGGCCGTCCCTGCCTCGTGCTCGACGAGTTGGGCCAGTACGTCAACCAGCTCATCAACGACATCCGGAAGAACAAGCGCGCCATCCAAGTCACCCCGCAGGGCATGGGCGCGAAAGACGAGGAGGCCGAGATCCGCGCGAACCTCATCCGGCAGATCGAGTATCGATCCAACGCCCAGCAGGCGTATACGACGATGTTCGAGAATGCCGTGCAGCGGTCGTACGGCTATCTGCGGATCACGCCGCGCTACGTGGACGATCACAGCTTCGATCAAGAGCTGCTGATCGAACCGATCGTCAACCCCGATCTCGTCACCATCGACCCTGACAGCATCCGTCCCGACGGGGCGGACATGCAGTATGCGTTCATCGAGGAGTCGGTGTCGCGGGAGGAGTTCAAGCGGCGCTGGCCGAAGGCGCAGATCCAGAGCTTTTCCCCTGAACACGAGAAGGCCGCACCGGGCTGGATCGGGGAGCGGCGCATCCGCATCGCNGAATACTGGACCATTGAGCATGGCCAGACGCGGGAACTGCTGCTGATTCGCACGGTGCAGAACGGTCAGCCGGCTGAAGTGGTCGTCTGGGCCGACGAGCTCGAACAGCGGCCGTCCGACGCCAACATTCTGCGCCGCCGCGAAGTCTCCGTCCCGGTGGTGAAGCAATACATCACCAATGGCGTGGAGATCCTGTCGGAGACCACCTGGCCGGGCAAGAGCATCCCGATTGTCCCCTGCTACGGGAAGGTGCTGTACGTCGATGATGGGTCCGGGGCAAAGCGGCGCATCCTGTCGCTGATCCGGCTGGCGCGCGACCCCTACATGCTCTACTGCTACTACCGGACGTGCGAGGCGGAACTGGTGGGCATGACGCCCAAGTTCCCCTACTTCGTCTACGAAGGGCAGTTGAGCGCGATCGAGCAGGCCAACCTCGAGAAGTCGCTCCATGAACCGGTCGCGGTGATCAAGGTCCGCCCGACGATTGACGGTCTGCCGCCGGGGAATGGCCCGCTGCCGTATCCGCAGCGGCAGCCCTACGATCCGCCGATTCAGGCGTTGGAGTTCGGGGCGGAGGCCGCGCGCCGGGCGATTCAGGCGGCGATGGGGATCTCACCGCTCCCGACGCAGGCGCAGCGCCAGAATGAAAAATCCGGGGTCGCGCTGCAGCGCATCGAGGAGTCGGGCCAGAAGGGCTCGTTCCACTTCGTAGACCACTACGAGGCCAGTCTGACGCGCTGTGGGGCGATCCTGGATGAACTGCTCCCGCACTACTACGACTCCGTACGGGAAGTGACACTGCGGAAGCCGGACGACACCACGGAGCGCGTGCAACTCAACGGGTCGCCGGAGCACCAGATCACGCCGGACGGCTCGTTCGACGTGACGATCTCGACGGGGCCGAGCTACGAGAGCGAGCGGGAACTGGCGAACCAGTTCGCCGACATTCTCGTGCAGACGCCGCTCGTCGCGCAGGTGGCGGGGCCAAAGGTCGCCGCGGCGATCCTGGGGCTGGCGATCAAGCTGAAGAATCTCGGGCCGCTCGGGGACGAGATGGCGGATCTCATCACGCCGCCGGAGTACAAGCAGGCGCAGGAGTCGCAGATCCCGCCGGAAGTCATCGCGCAGATGCAGCAGATGCAGCAGATCATCGGGGAGTTGCAGCAGGCCATCCAGACGAAACAGGTGGAGAACCAGGCCCGATTGGAAGCCGCGCAGCTCGCCTCGCAGACGCAGCTCCAGAAGGCGCAGATCGACCAAGAGACCAAGATCCGCATCGCGGAGATCGAGGCCAATACCAAGTTCGGCGTCGAGCAGTTGAAGGCCGGGCTGGACGACTTCAAGGCCCGGCTGGCGCACATCGAAACCCTGCTCGGTCACCACGCGGAAGCCGCGAAGCTGCAATCGGAGCAGGCGCACGACGCGGCCCAGTTGGAGCGCAACCGCCAGATCGAGGCCGAGCGCGCCGAAGCGGATCGGGAGTTCCAGCGCGAGACAGGAATGGCGGGGGATTGACTGGCGGCAGCCGCCGCCCCTGCACGTTCGTATTGACTTTGTGGTATAAAGTAGTCTGAAACCGCGATCGGCTTGACGCCGGCTCGCACAACCTATGAGCACCGACGCCCANCCCGCCGCCTCGTCAGCGGCACCNCCGTCTGTCGAAGGGCCGCCCAGCCTGCCCGATCTCGGGGCGTTGTCGCCCGCCGAGTATCGGACGTGGCAGTTGACGGGCAAGGGCCCCGACGCCCCGGCCGCGAGCGATCCGCCCGCGACCGATCCCGTGTCATCTGAGCCGCCCCCTGCGGAATCGGCCCCCGCCCCGCCTGCGGAGCAGGCCGCGTCAACGGACGCGCAAGAATCGCCCGCCTCGGAACCGGGCAAGCCGTCGAAAGGCAAGAGCAACGCGGAGACCCGCATCAAGGAGCTGCTGCGCGAACGCCACGAGCTGCAACAGCGGCTCGCGGCCTACGAAGCGCAGCTGCAGGGACCGCCGCCCGCCCCGACGCCACCGGCCGCCTCGTCACCGGCCACGGGTGAGTCATTCCCGACCTTCGAAGCGTGGATCGAGCAGTATCCGGATAGCTCCTACGAGGCCTATATCGACGCCCGCGCCGAACACGCGGCGCGACAGGCGTACGAGACGATCCAGCGGGAGGCCCAGCAGCGGGCACAGGCCGAAGCCGTCGAGCGCGAGCGCGCGGAACGGATTGCGGCCTTCCAGCAGCGGTATCAGGCCGCGGTCAAGGCCGACCCGACGTTCGTCGAGTCGCTGAGTCCGACGATCGCCGAGCTGATCCCTGTGGACCTCCTCCCGCCGGGCACGCCCATTCGGGCGGAGCACATCATCGCGCAGGAAATCCTCCAGTCCGAACACCCCGTTCGGCTGATGCGCTACCTGAGCGAGCACCCCGAGGAGTACGCGGATCTGCTCGGTAAGCGGCCCGGTGCCATCATCCGGCATATCGGCCGCCTCGACGCGACGTTCGATACCCCGACGGCTCCACCGCCAACCCGCACGGTCTCCCATGCCCCGCCGCCGCCGCCGATGGTCGGCACGCGTCCGGCGGTGCCCGCCGATCCGGTGGAAGCCGCGATCCAGCGGGGAGACGTGGAGGCGTACATCGCTGAGGCCAACCGCCGCGAGTTGGCGGCGCTCAAAGGCTGACCGCGATCGCGCCAGGTGATGCCCCATGGCCCAGAACACGTTTGCCTACGTTGACTGGCTGGCGATGGAGTCGCTGCGACTCCTCGTGAACCAGTTGCAGGTCAGTCAGTTTTTCAACACCGAGTACAACAAGGAGTTCACGCGGGAATTCGCCGTCGGCGAGACGGTGCGCGTGAAGTTCCCGCAGCGGTTCCTCATCCGGGAGGGGCTGGGCTATTCGCCGCAGCCGATCAACCGGATCGAGACGACGGTGACGGTCGATCAGATCTTCGGCGTCGATTTCGAGTGGGATTCCGCCGAGAAGGCGCTGGAGATGGAGCGCGGACGGGAGGCGATCTCCCGCGAGTACCTCCAGCCGGCGATGGCGCAGATCGCGCAGGAGATCGACTCCCGGTGTGCCCGCTTCGCGTATCGCAACGCGAACAACATCGTCGGCTCGCTCGGGACCGATCCGACGAGCCTGACGACCATCCAGCAGGCCCGTCAGCGGCTCGTGGAGCTCGCCTGTCCGCCGCAGGGCAAGCGGGGGCTCATCATCCCGCCGTCGGTGAACACGTCGCTCGTCCCGGCGCTGACGACGCTGCTCAACCCGCCGGACGAGATCAGCAAGCAGTACCGCTCCGGGGCCATCGGCCGGGCGATGGGCTTCGACTGGTACGAGTCGATGTCGCTCTACGACCACACCGCCGGCACCTGGCAGGGGGCGGTCACGGTCAAGGGCGCGGGTCAGTCGGGGAATCAGCTCCTCGTCAACGCGACCACGGGTGACACGTTCAAGGCGGGCGATGTCATCAGCATCGCGGGCGTGTACGCGGTGAACCCGATGACGCGGCGCGTCACCAACTCGTCGGTCACGAAGCAGTTCGTGATTCTCGAGGACGTGACGGCGGCCAACTCGGAGGCCACGCTGACGATCTCGCCGGCGATCTACGGGCCGGGGAGCCAGTACCAGAACGTCAACGCGCTGCCGGCGAACATGGCGGCCCTGACGCTGATGCCGGGCACCCCGTCTCCCAACGGGAAGACGGGCAAGCAGGCGCTGGCGATCCACGAGGACGCCTTCGCGCTGGTCGGCGTGCCGCTGGAAGTGCCGAAGGCGGCCGAGATGGCGGCGCAGCGGCGCGATCCCAAGACGGGGATTGCGGTGCGATTCGTCCGGATGTTCGATCCGCAGCAGTCGAAGATGGTCAACCGCTTCGATGTGCTGATCGGCTTCGGGCGGCTGTACTCGGACAACTGCGCTGTCCGCGTCCAGTGCGCGTAGGGAGGAGCACATGGCGAAGAACACCACGGTCTCACAGACCTACCCGCGCTTCCAGTCGCTCGTCTATCCGACGGTGACGCCGCACGCCAAGACGCTGACGACGGCCGGCGGGGCACAGACCCTGACGGCCGCGGAACTGCTCGGCGGCCTGCTGCTGATCAACTGCGACGACGCACAGACGCTCAATCTGCCGTCGGCGGCCGATCTGAACGCGGCGATTCCCGGTGTGGCCGAGGGGACGGCGTTCGAGTTCAGCGTGATCAATCACGGGGACGAGACGTTGACCATCGCGGCCGGGACCGGCGGGACGGCCTTTCCGGGCACGGTCCTGACCATCGCCGCCAATGCGTCCAAGCGGTTCCTGGTCCGCGTGACCGGGGTCGCCTCGCAGACGGTCGAGGGGTCGTCGGACAGCTACACGCTGTACGGCTTCGGCAGCGTGTCCGCAGCCACGGCGTAGCCCCATGGCGGTCGGCTATCAGGAGTATCCCCGGCACCTGCACAAGCCGGGCGGCGCGTATCTCGTCGTGGAGAACGATGAGGCACGCGACCGCGCACTGGAGGCCGGCTGGAGCCTCTGGCCGGTGCAGGCGTCCGAGGAGCCGTCGGAGCCGGCCGCCATGAGTACCACCACGGAGGCGGCAGCCCCGGTGCCCCGGAAGCGCCGGGGCCGTCCGCCCAAGGGTGAAGGCCGATGACCATTCGTGAGCTGGTCGAGGATGCGTTGATGGAGATCGGCGTCGTGGGGGCTCAGACGCCCATGCGCGCCGAGGACGCGGCCATCGGCCTGAAGCGCCTGAACCAGATCCTCGATAGCTGGAACGCCGATCGGCTGAAGGTCTACGCCGATGCGATCCACACGTTCCCGCTGGTCACGGGGACGCACACCACGACCATCGGGCCGACCGGGGACTACGTGGTGACACAGCGGCCGGTGTCGATCGAGGCGGCGAATGTGATTCTGGAGACCGGCGTGCGGACGCCGATCGCGGTCCTGCCGGGCTCGGCGTGGATGGGGGTCACGGTCCCGGAGGTCACGGCCACGTTCCCGACGAATCTCTACTACGAAGCCTCGTGGCCGAACGGGACGATCTACCAGTTCCCGATCCCGACGACGGCCTACACGATCGAGCTCCAGGTGCGCGTGCTGTTGACGCAGGTGGCGCTGACGGACACGTTCTCGCTGCCACCGGGGTATCGGGAAGCACTCAGCAAGACGCTGGCCGAGGATCTGGTCGCCCCGTTCGGCATGCCGATGCCGGCGCGGTTGCCGCTGGCGGCGAGTCAGGCACGGGCGCGGATTCAGGCGAACAACGATCCGACGCCGGCGCTCCAGACGAAGGATGCGGGGATGCCGCCGACATTCCCGAATCGCGCGACGTTCAACTATCGGACGGGGATGTTCTTCTGATGCCACAACGTGTGCCTTTCAACCGGCTCGTCCCGATCACGCCCAGCGACACGGCCACCTTTGCGCCGACGGAGGCGGTCTGGGTGGGGAGCGCGGGCACGCTGGTGGTGGTGATGGAGGACGGCTCGACGGTGACGATCACGGGCGTACCCGGCGGGGCGCTGCTGCCGATTCGGGTAGTGGGCGTCATGGAAGCGACGGACGCTGATGACATCGTGGCGATGTACACGATCTGAGGAGTGAGCATGGCGAACACGGCAGGCGGCGCGTTCAATCCGCACGCAGACATCGATTTCACCGGCACCGTCACGATCAGCGGGACACTGGCGGTCACCGGCTCGGGCTCCTCGGGCGGCTCGACGCTCGTCACGGAGAGCGGGAATCAGACCCTCACCAACAAGACGCTGACGAGTCCCGTGGTCACCGGCCCGACGATCACGGGCGGCACGTCCACGGCGGTCCCGCCGGCCACGGAGTATGCCGAGGATGGCGCGATTGCCGTCGCGACGCACATCGCCGTGCTGACGAAGAGCACGGAGGGGGCGTACACGCTGGCGGCTCCGACGGCGGACAACATCCAGATCACGATCACGTCGGAGTCGGCGGCGGCGCATGTCGTCACGGCGACCAACCTGATCGAGAACGGAACCACGGGCGGCCCGCACGACAAGTGCACGTTCGCGGCGTTTCCGGGGGCGTCGATCACGCTGCTGTCCCGCAACGGCGTGTGGAACGTCCTGAGCGCGACGAACGTCACGGTCGCCAGCAACTAGGGGGCGCGCATGCGCCTCTCGGCCTTTGCCGTCGGCCCCTCGAACGTCTCGCGTTCCATCAGCCAGGACGGCGAGGAGCTGATCAACTGGTANCCGGAGCGNCCNGACGCCGGCACGCCGAAATCGCCGCTGGGCGCGTATCCCACGCCGGGGCTGGAAGTGTTCGTCCGGCTCGAATCGGCCCCGGTGCGCGGGTTGTGGGGCCAGGACGCGCGGTGCTTCGCCGTCTCGGGGAACAAGCTCTACGAGGTCCACGCGCATCAGGACGCGACCGAGCGCGGAACGGTGGCGATGGACGCCAACCCCGCGACCATTCACAGCAACGGCTCAGCCGGGAAGCAGTTGTTCATCGTCTCTGGAGGCAAGGGCTATATCTACGACCTGACAGACAACACCCTCACGGAGATCACCGACGACGGCTTCCCGACGCCGGCCTTGATGGGGGAGTACGTCGATAGCTACTTCCTCGTTCTGCAAGCGCAGTCGCAGACCTTTGCGTTCAGTTCCCTACTCGACGGGCTCGAGTGGGACACGCTGGATTGGAACACCGTCAGCCAGAGCTCGGACCTGCTGCGGTCGATGATCGTCAACCAGCGGGAAGTGTGGCTCTTTGGGTCGCGGACGACGGCGATCTGGCACAACACGGGAGACGCAACGACTCCATTTCAGCCGATTCCGCAGGCGTATTTGCAGGTGGGCATCGCGGGCTCCTTCTGTGTCGCGCGCTTCGACAATTCGATGCTCTGGTTGAGCGAGAACGAACACGGCGCGCGGATGGTGTTCCGCGCCAATGGCTACTCGCCGCAGCGGGTGTCCACGCACAGCATCGAGACGTATCTGGACCGGCTGCCGCGCGTCGATGACGCGATCGCGTGGACGTATCAGCAGGACGGGCACACGTTCTGGTGCCTGTATCTGCCGGCCGCCCGGCACACGCTGGTTTACGACGTGGCGACGGGGCTCTGGCACAAGCGCGCGGTGTGGGATTCCACCACCTGCCGGTGGTATCCCGATCTCGGCCGGTGCCACGCCTACGTGTTCGGCAAGCATCTGGTCGGCGACCGGCAGAGCGGGACGGTGTACCACATGGACTTGCCGCAGTGGGACACGTCGGACGGATCGTGGCGCTTCGCCGATTACGAGGTCGTCGTGTCGGGGGGGCTGTAGATGGCCGTCCGGTGCGCGACCAGCGCGGACTTCCTCTCCCGCACGACGGGCCTGCTGCCGACCAGCGGGGCGCGCACCGTCATGCTCTGGGCGCGGCAGACCGTCATCCCGACGGCCGGGGGCTACAACACCTACTATGCCGCGCTGAACAACACTCCGGAGCTGTATGACGCCTGGGGCGGCCTGTTCAGCGACAACAACGACACGCCGAACGACGCCCTCTCGATCGATCTCGATGCGATATGGGACNCCTCGGCGGCCGTCAACGTGTGGCGGCATCATGCATGGGTCACGAGNGGGACCACACAGTCGTACTACATCAACGGCACGCTGAAAGGATCGATCACGGTCGATCTGTCGGCGCTGACCGTCATCACGGAGGTGGTCGGCGGGGATTCGTGGAGTGCGGGAGATGTGGAGATCGCCTACGTGCGCCAGTGGGACGCCGCGCTCGATGCCGACGCCATCGCGGCCGAAATGGTCAGCGCCACGGCAATACGGACGACGAATCTCTGGCTGGACACGCCGCTGACCAGCGACCTGGCGGATACGTCCGGGAACGACCGCGACTGGACGGCGAACGGATCGGTGACCTTTGTGGACGATCCGGCCCTGAACGTGACGGCCGCCGGCGCCACGCTCATTGAGGCCGTGCCGTCCACTCTGACACAGGACACGGCGACGGTGCCCGAGCCGTTTCACACCGTCTGGTTCAAGTGGCAGGCTCCCGCCTACGCGCAAGTACTCAGTTGGCTGGCGCACGTCCCGGCGGCGAGTGCCTACGTGCCGNAAACCACGGTGTTCATCGGATCGGCGTTGACGCCGNTCCCCGNCATGCTCGNCGCGCAGAACGTGCCGATTCTGCTGCCGGTGACGCCGGGGGAGACCTACTACTTCAAGGTCGAAGATGTTGGCGCGGCCGACCCGATTGATGCCACGTTGACCGTCTCCGTCGAGTATCCGCCGAATGAATACGTGCCCGTCGGATCGTTGCTCATCAACGATGACCGATCGGGCTTTCCGTTGACGCTGCTCGATGCGACGACGGGCGACACGCTTCAGATGCGCCACCCGTTCGCGGCTGGGGATGCCGGCGGCACGCTGGACAGTGGGCTCATCGCACTGGACAACCCCGGGGACCACACGATCCATCTGTACTCCCCCGTGCTGGTGCAGCAGGGGTCGGTCGATTACAGCGGCCTGTATACGANCNTGACGAACATCNTCAGCGCGGGCGATCACTTCTACACCGTGGGGCCGTCCGGCGGCTCNCANGTCGTGCGGACGCTCAGTGCGGCCGGCAGCTTCGGCGGGACGACGTGGGAGCTGACCGGCGGGACCGTGCTCGCCATTGCCGCCTCGGTGGACGAGACGATTCTGTACTACACGCTGTCGGGATCGACGGCGATCAAGCGATGGAGTCTGTCGCTCAATAGTGCGCTGAGTGATCTGGCGGGAACGGTCAGCGGCTATAGCGGGGTGGCGAAGGATCTGCTGCGGCTGGACGACGACTCGCTGATCGTGGCGTACTGGGCGCCCTGGAAGACCCGAATTCGGCGCTATGCGGCCGATGGTTCCGTGCTGCTGGAACTGGACCGCGCCGACTGGGCCGCGAACCGGCTGGCGTGGGCGCTCGACGATCAGGTGTCGTTCTGGGTGTGGTACTTAGACGCCGACCGGTATGCGATCNTCGAGCGGATCCGGGTGTCGGATGGCACGGTGTTGGCGACGTTCCAGGTGCCGACCTTCACGGGGGGCGTGTTCATGCCGG